TTAGTGATTGTGCCGGAGGAGTCATCGGTCAGATTGTAGAGAATATCGCCTACCCTGACCGTCCCCATCGCCGTATTGACCAAATCACCACTAGCGTCATAATAACTACTGACCTTGATTGCATGGTCGTCGTAAACGGAATCATCGAGATAAGTGTCGTGCGAGGCATAAGTCACCACCAGCACTTCACCCGTCTGCCCGAAAACATCGAAATAGGTTGGCCGGTCGCCGGTGCGGTCAATGTCTTGAAAGCTCTGTAACGGTCGTTGCTCGACCTCGTATCGTGTGTTGCTGTCTTCCCAAAAGACCTCTTGTACCCCGATCAGATCGTCGGGTAAAGCGTACTTGGTCACGCCAGGTTCCAATTGTAATTTCTTATGCGCTGTCAATAAGGCAGTCCCATTCCGATATAAGTCGCTGGCTACCTTACGAGCCGCATCGTTCAGGATCATGTCCCTTTCGGCGGAAGACAGAAAGTTCCCGTCCGGGTCACCTGTTCGCACGTTGAGTCTAGTTCTTAGATCGGATAGTGTTAATGCCATATTTTTAGGTAAGTGCAAGAGTGGCAGCCGTTACAGCCACCACTCTTACTGAAAAAGTTAGACTTGTGAACCTTGGCCTGGTGCGCCCACTTTAGGTACTGAGCCTAAGTGTATCCAGAAGTTCTTAGCTCTGTCATCACAGACCAACTGCGTTTTAATCTTCAGTTGACCTTCGATAGTGGCCGCATCCGGCCTGGTCTTGAAGCCGCTGAACTGTTGATCCAAGGCTGGATGGATAGCCAGATAGGTGTGCTTGGTGTTGATACCAATCACATCTGGTGCTGGCACAAAAGGATCAGCCATGATGGTTGTGCCGAAAGCGTTCCAGGTCATATTTTGAGTGAACCCAATGTTTGACATGGTTTCGTCACGTCTAGTTTGGCCTTCCAATAACATTTCTAGCCCGACATAGACTCTGGGATTAACAAAGATGTAATCCACACTGTCCGTACCGCCTTGAGCGCAGTCGTGCAGGGCCAAGCCCAACAACTCTTTGCTCAAGTTGTCTTCAACGTCATCATCCATAGAGCTACTACCGACATTGATTTTTCGAGCTTGCCACTTATTGGTGGTACTGCCAGAAGAGCCTGAATCCCAGGTATCCTTGTAAGTATCCAGCAACCCAGTGTCTTCGAAAGTACTCAAACCGTCAGCGTCAATACCACCGAAAGCACCACTATCTAACAGTGTGAAAATACTGTGTATAGCACTGGTAGCATCATGGTCATTGTCATTGCCAATCAACCCGCCAGTACCGCTAGTAGCCTGATTGGTTAGTGCTTGAGCCAAAGCATCCGACATGTCATCACCAGCCATCTCTACTTCACGGCCAAATATGTTAAAGACCGTGTTTCGATCCCGTTCAGGTATGCCGTTGATGTTATCAACATTAAGCAGGTCGTTGATGTTCAGACCAGCGTTTTCCACTAACATTGATTCGGTAACCATCACGTTGACCGATAGGTCTTTCCAGCCATACTCAGCTTGAGCAAACTGTTCCGAGCCTGTGTCCGTAGATCCGTCAGAGTTAGCAATGGTGCGACGAGCCGTTAATGTCTGGCCGCCATAATACCACTGACTGGTGTTACGGTTGTATCGGACGTGCGCCCTAATCGGTGAACCAGTCTCACGCTTGGCTGCTTCTTGTAGCACCCGCAGCAATGCGCTGGTCTGGGAAAGCAGGTTCTGATTGAGTCCCTGCTGAGATGGCACTGTCGCCATCTCGATTTGTTGCAATATATTGGTCGATACTGCTGCCATCGTATTTCTCCACTCCACGACGACAGCAAAAGACTAAAATCATCTTACCCTCGTCGTTTTTGTATCTCGTTGAGCAGGTCGGGATTAGCGGCTAGTATTCTGCTTTTCTCGGAGAACGACATTTGGCCGGATTCCATCTGTGATACCAGGTCAGCCGTGTCCGTTGCGGGTGCTGGTCTGGTACTGTTACTGGTGGCTGAAGGTGGAGGAGCAGCCGTGTCCCGTTGGGGTGCTGCCTCTTTCCGTTTGTTGCGGATCGAATTTAACTCCAGGAGTCTATATCCCTTCTGTATCTCACCATCATCAAAGAATTTCTTGGCTAAACGTGCGTCTTCGACACTAACGCCGAACTGCTGTTGCATCTCCGTGACTTTGGCATCCTCTTGTTCCCGTTGTTGGTATCCCTGGAGCCTCTGCTCCATTTCAATGAAACGGGGAGCCATTTCTTGAACGGCCTGATTTATTCGGGCTTGGCCTTCGTCTTCGGAGTACTCGTAATTAGATGGCTGTTGACTGTGCTGTAGCTGCTGTTGCAATTGGGCAATCTGTTGATCTTTCAGTTGCACTTGTTGTTCCAGACCTGATCGGGCCTCTCCCAACTCGGTGATCTTCTGACTAGCGTTATTGCGTTGCTGGTCGAGTTCACCCCTTAATTGCGATAATTCAGTATCTACAGGATCAACTTCGGGTTCTGGAGTCTCGACATCAGGTGCTTCTTCCGAAGTTGAGTCGAGGTTACTCTCTACTTGCATTTTTGCTCCTTATGAGGCCCGTTGCCGGGTGTACTCGTCATTATGTGCCGGTAGCCACACCACCCGCTTGCGGGTTGGACAGCATCTCTGGCACCTGGTTAGCCAGGTCGCCGGACGGCGTTGTGCTGGCTAGTTGTCCTTGCAGAACCTCTGCCTGGCCTAGTGCCTGGAAGATCTCTGCTTTGCGTTCTTCCGATAACTCGATATTGGTGTATCGGATGAATTCCTTAACATCGAACACGCCGGACTGCACCATAGCGAAAGCGTAATTGATCTTATCGGTCTGGTTCAATGGCGCATCGGCTTTAGAATCGATCTCTACGCTGTATAGCAGTTCCCGCATAGCTTCGCTGAACAGCAGGTTCTCGCCTTCGTCGTAGGTGTTAGTCTCTCTGGGATCGTCGAACTGTTTGAACTGTTGCATCAGGCTGAGTTCCAACCGGGCCTGTCGCCTGTAACCGTCATCCATAGCCTGGATCTTAGGTGATTGACGAGAGAAGGCGTTGCTGGTCAACAGGCTGGCTAATCGGCCAGAGGCACCGGAATAAGGTTCCTGGCCTTGCAGGACTGGGCTGATGCCAGAGGTGTTCTGTCGAGTAGTGCCTTCCAACTCTTTCAATACGTTCAGCACATCGCCGGGTACTGGTGACGGCGGTATGCGCTGGATCTTGTCCAACCGTTCGACCGGGATGATCAGGCCAGGCTGGTTGGTCAGGTCTTCGTACTGAACCGCACCGTCTTCCACTAGCCATTGCGAGTTGGACATCAACAAGGAGTTGGCGATAACTGTGTTGTAGAGGATATTAACCCCGTCCTGGACTGACAGCAGTGGCTCGGCCTCAGACCGGCCATGCACAACATGCGGTATAGGGTTAGCCACATAACAGACAACTGGGAACTCGTCGTGCCAGTAGACGTTGGATTCGTCGTAGACCACCGACTTCTCGTTGACCACCACTACCGTTCGTGAGCGGTCACTGTATTGCATCTGACCATCACCCTGATGGAAAGCCTCAGTCATACCGTGATCGGCATCGTAGTAGCACTCCAGCACTGGATATCTTCGTCGCTCCATCGGTGACTCACTGCCAGTATCACCGGAACCACCGTCCTGGAAGAAGTTGCGTAACCTTCGCATCCAGGATCGGCCCTCGCCTTTGATACCGGACTTGGAATAGACGCTATCGGCCTCGCCTTGAGCGTATTCGTGTTCGTCCAGGCCGTAGAGGTACTTAATATCGGTAGCGTCCATATAGTGACGCACGATCACGTACTTGGAGTCGTTGAGATCCTGTCGGGTTCCCATCGGATCGACCAGTACGTCTTCAAAAGGGATGATGGGCAGTTTGACCTGATTGGTGTGGCTACAATAATGTATCTTGCGATAACCCGTACCGTTGATCAGGACATCCATCAGCAGTTTGCTGACCTCTAGCCCTTCATTCCGCTTCTGGTGGGTGGCTTCCAGGATGTCTTCCATCCGGTGAGCCAATTCAGAATCTGTTAAGCCGGTCGGGATCTGCATCCCGCTCTCCGGATCGGTAATCACCCCGCTCAAGTCCGGGAAATCTGCTCGGACAAAATACTTAGGCCGAGCCTGGGACAGGATAGGCGATAGGGTGTCGATCACTGGAGCCACGATATTACG